GTACAGGGTCGGGCATTGTAGAGATTTGACCCCCCCTCCCCCCTTGCATGGGCGCAGGGTCTCCGCTGGGCCTACTTGTGGCCCCGTCCGTGTGCCCAGAGGCTCAGTGGCGAGGTCAACGAGGATTGCTGGTGCGCTTAGGCGAGCGAGGACATGAACTCGTCGTTTAGGTGATCGAAGATGGTAGCGTTCGGAACGTGCGCAACGAACAGGCCGTGCTTCGCAGTGATTGTCACCTTTAGGCTTGCAGTGGCGTCGTAGTAGGCCCACGCGAAGTCAACGCCCTGCACTTCACACGAGCCGGTGTCACCGCTGCTTACAAGCTTGGTGACCTTCGAGTTTGTGCCCAACGTCGCGACCAGCTTTTTATACTCCTCCGCTGGGATAGGTGAGAACGTTGCGCCGGTGGGGTCGTACTGCAGAAGCGGCGGCATCTATAGCACCGCCTGACTGTTGAGGATGGCAACCACAGCTTGCACCTTGGCCGCCAGTTCGGCGCTGTCAATTGTGATGTGCTCAGACGCGAGCAGGGAGACAACAGCAGGCTCGACAAGCTGTATCTCGTCTGCCAGCATCTGTGCTGGTGTCAGTCCAGTAGGCAACGCCGAGGCCTTTGCCTTAACCTCAAGCACCGCGTTCTGGATCAAGCCTACAGCGGTGACCACCGCAGTGGCGCCAGGCGCGGCCGCAGGGAACAAGATGCCAGCCAACGATGCCAGCGGCAGCGCGTACTTCTGCGCGAACACCAGACCCTTTTCCGCATCCTTGCCAGCCTGTTCAAGAACGGAGATGAACTTCTTTTCGCCACCTTCGATCTTCTGTAACAGTGTTTCGGTAGTCATCGTGACGTTTACTCCCGGAGTTGGGACGACATTCACTGTCGACGCATTATGTTGGTGATGAAAGAACTCCATGTTGTGCGCCGTCCTTTTCATCAGAGGCGCATGCCATGACACACACACGCCCCTGGATTGCCTCGAATGCTTTTAGGCGCCGACAGGAATAATAGGCGCGGCGGGCGGTGGAGGAGGAACGGGTGACGACGCGACAGGAATCGCAGCCGCAAGCTGACTGTTTAGTCCGCTTAGATTAGACGCGATGGTGGTGAGTGCAGAAATCGGGCCGCTGAGATCAACATCTGGTGAGCCTGCTGCCAGAGCAGCTTCCGCTGTCTGGAAGTCAGAGATGACTTCTTGCACTTCGGTTGTCAACGTGCTGATGCCGTTCTGGATCACTGTTACTGCTGCGTTTAGATCGTCGATTTGTCCCATGATGCGATTTAGATCCTTTCGGTGTAAGAGAACGACAAGTTCCATGATTTAGAACTTTCTGTGAAGCGTGGATACTGATTCACGCATTGTTTTTGCGCTGTGGCACTCGTTGCAGCGCGTTCGATAGTTGTCAAGATCGAGCCGGGACTCTGGCCGGTCCTGTATAGGAATCTGGTGATCGCCATGCAGATGACGCTCACCGCGGGTCCATCTAATCCGCAGTTCCTCGAGAATGACTTCGCGCGCCGGCTCTCCAAGACCGTAAAGCCTGAAGTCGCGTACAGTGTCTGGTTCCCAGCCGCAATCAACGCAGCGCCACCCGTCTCTAAGAAAGGCAAGAATGCGAAGCCTGTTGTGATCGGCGTCGTAACCGCGCCTTGACGGTGACTGTCTACGTTCGTCCTGCTGCTGCTGGTAAAGCTTTTGACATCCTGGACATCGTGATCCGTGCTCCGTCGTTTCAGCGCAACCAGGCGTGGAACAGGGCCGCTTTGGAATGCGCCGCGGAAGAAGCTGCTTTAGAACGTCCCGCATTTAACGAACTGCTCTGCTGTCCAAGCGTTGCGTGCCGCAGACACAGCGGCCCGGTGACACTGCATCGCAGCTACCGGCCACCTCAGTGAATTGACCGCGTTGCAGAAGTCTGGAAAGTCTTTCCGCAGGCGATTGATGCCCATATTGAATTGCATATCCAGCAAACCGACCTTTGCCGAATCGGGAAATCCAGGAAATAACGGGAATAGCTTTGTGAGCTCTTCTGCGTATTCGGTGACGGTGAACCGAAGAGTCTGAGTGATCGCGATGTCGTCCAATAGCAGTGACGACATGCGACGATAAGCGCTGGCCACCAGACCAGGCTTCATGAGCTTTACGAGCGCGTACTCAGCGATGATCTCAGGGGTTTCCGCAAGCTCGGCGGTCTGCCGACGAAACGGAAATTTGATTGCTGCCTCGGGGCTGGCAAGTTCCTCGCCGACGCCAACGGTGACGTTTCCCTCCGTGTCCAGATACATCCAGTGGACACGCCCTTCAAACCCGGCAATTGCAGTGACGGCAGTATCGATATACATTTTTGCAGGATTGCTCTCTTCTACTCGCCGACCCGCCTTCTGCGCGACGAAGCAGTTCGGGTGTTTTGCCTGCGTCTGTCCAGGTGAAAAAACAAAACAATCCCCTGTGACATCGTAAAGAGAGTCCCGAGCACCCAACCTATGCTAGTCACTCTCGCATCGTTAACGTTCAGCCTGTCGCTAAGCAGGTTGTAGTGATTCACCTCCACCGTAGCGATTGCCGCAATCTGGTCATGAATCGTGTGGCGATCATCGATCGACGTCGAGTTCTGCTGGGTAAGCTGATCCAGCTTGACACCGTCGATAGCTAGCGTCGTCTCTGTGCTTGGGCCGCCAACCACCACGGTGCGAGTTTCAGGCGGCGCTACGGCCTGCATGAACAGGCTTGTATTCACCTTTAGGTGCTTACGCGGCTCCATCAGAAACGACGCGCCTACTGCGGATCCAGCTGCCCCGCTGCACAGTACCAGGGACGTCACCATTAGCCCAAGCTTCACGCGATCCACAACCCTACTCTCACGAAGCATCCGCCAGATGACCAGATGCCGACGCGTCATGTAACTCGCAAGTGCTTTGTACATTCACGCCTGCGCGACCAGGCGCCGTCTGCGAGGAATTAACGGACAGTGATCACCGATCTTCACCGTCCCAATCTTTGGCCACGCACGCACCTTTCGGCGCGCCCAGAAACCCTCCTGAATACCAGCTTCACCGGCATTTTCACGACTCAGATTCGCCGGCAAGCTGCAGGGGCTGATGTGTGGAATAAGCGTCTCCTTTGACGCCTCAGATGGATGCAGTAATCGAAATCGATGCGTCTTCGACCGCACTGGCGTCAGACGCTCCACGATGCCGCGTTCGATATAGTCATCCATCTCTGAATAGGAAACGTGAGCGATTTCCACGTCGTCTATATCGCACAGCACGGCCCGCTTTGACATCCAACCTTCCGTTTTCTGGGTGAGCGAATCCCGCCGCTCCGTCACCCGTTCGCCGATGAATGCAGCCTGTGGAAATCGCCGCGCGGTATGAAGGATCCTGCACGATGCGCTAGGTCCGTTAGTTGAGACTATACAACGGTTTACCGGATGCGCGTTTATTACTTACACCGCAAACTTGTACATAGCGGATCGTCATGTTAGTGTCTCTTTCACCGATGACGCGCAACACCGCGTCTTCATTGGCTACAACGCATGTTATGTGAGCTATAGCTAGATGGCCGCAGTTAGTCGGAGACAGCTCCAGACTGCATAAGTTAGTGAAATGTGGCGTTGGCAGCAGGGATGACGTCAGAGCGGAAAAAGGTGACAGCAGAGGAACTATATGGATGAAGCAACCGGAAGCGTTGATTTGAGTGGCATCCCGTCGTCGGCCCTAGCCTCTGAGTTGAGTCGTAGGGCGTGGAGGCAGGGACGGCCGGCGCGTCGCGTGTTCAAGCCTTGCAAGTTTTGCACCCTGCCGTTCGGCACGCGCGACATGCGCCGCCACCTGCAGATCTGTATTCAGAATCCACGTCGTAGCAGCCTGCGCAAAGGATCGGAACAAGCCAATGGACAGTGAGAACGGAAACGTAGCCCTCCAGATGCCAGGAGAGGCAAACATCGCCAGCAGTACAGCACGTGTGCAGGCCGAGACCCAGGCCGCCATCATGGTTGCTCAGCGATTCAAGCGTAGCGAATCACAGGCTCGCCAAGATTTGCTGAACGCAGTCAAGGCCTCGCCGCGGCTGGCCGAGAAGGCAACCTACAGCTTTCCACGTGGCAAGAAGCAGGATCCGGTCACAAAGGAATGGGTTGAAAACATTGTGACGGGACCGTCGACATACATCGCACGCGAGGGCGCTCGCGTCTGGGGCAACCTGGTTTACGGCACTGAGGTGATTCGTGAGACCGACACCGACCGCCAGATACGCAGCTTCGCATGGGACATGCAAACGAACATGCGATGCCTCGCGGAAGCAACTTTCAAGAAGCTAATTCAGCGGACCAAGTGGACCAACGTCAACGGGAAGCGCGAGAAGAGCACGGAGTGGATTGAGCCCGATGAGCGCGAGATGCGCGAGCTGAGCAACAAATACGCATCCATCGGCGAGCGCAACTGCATCCTGAAAGTAATTCCGTCGCACCTGGTCGACGAGGTTCTAGAGGTTGCACGTCAGGTCACCAAGGAGGAAGCAAGCAAGCATCCCGAAGCGGTCCGCGCAAAGCTGGCCGATGCCTTTCTCACTGTCGGCGTTAACGTTGCAATGCTCGAGGACTACCTTGGCCATCCGCTCAAGGACACAACCCCGGATCAGATTGCCACGCTGCGCGGCATCTTCACCGGCATCCGTGAAGGCAACTCTGTTTGGGACGACTACCGCGTATCGACCACGCTTCCGACTGAAGAGGAGGTTCCACAACTTCCTCAACTCCGCGAGTTGGCGAAGAAGCTGAAGTGGAACGACGCCAAACTGTCAAGCGAGATCGGCCGCAACATTTCTGACATCGCACGGTTAGTGGTCATCATGTCCGAGCTGGCCGTTAAGGCCGCCGCCGCAACACCGGCAAAGACTGAGACAAAACCCGCCACGGCTGACACGCAATCCTCCCAGGGTGAGACGAAGGCGCCGGCCGCAGAGACGAAGCCGGCAACAGAAGAGACGGCGGCAAAGCCGAAGACACCGACAGGTGAGGTCATTCCGCCCAAAGGCAAGCGCACGACGTCACCAGCCCAAGGCAAGCTCGGCGACGCCCAGGACTTCTAGCAAATGGCTTACGACAAAACAGAAGTTGGAGTTTCGAAGTCGCAGGATGCCATTCGAAAGCTGATCTATGGCCACCGCGGTACAGGTCTGATGCTGGTCTCTGAGCCGCCCCGTGAGGGCTTCGAGGCCAAGATCATGGTCGAGAATGTTCTGTTCCACATCCGCGTAATGGCAATCTGCAAGAACGTCACGAAAGACCGCAACGGCTACCTGCGCACGCAGAACGGCCTTGCGACAGCCATCGATCAAGAGAACCGCCGCGTGTGGCGCGTTCTGTACTGGCACCTAAAGGCCCTCTTCGAGGCAGCCGACTCAGGAGTCATCGACATCCGCACTGTCGTGATGCCTTACGTCGTTCTCAAAGATGGACGCACGTTGGCCGATCACGTCATTCCACGCATGCCGGATCTAATGACGATTACAGACACCAGGAGACTGCTCGCATGAACACCATTGATTCACAGAAGGCCACGCTCATCAGCAGCACAACGCCTTTGACCATAGAGCAGGTCACCGTAGCGCCGAAGGCGGAGCCGCCACCACTTAGTCAGTCGATGTATGAGTCGATGGCGTGCCCAGCCTCCTACCAGGCGCAATACGTTGCAGGCATCCACTCACCGCCCAACGAGTACAGCTCCCTCGGACAAGAGGGGCATCACTGCATGTCGCTCTACGTGGCCCACCTCCGTGACACACAGCAGCAGGAAGATTGGAACTTCTTCAAAAGCTTGCTACCAACCTTCACAGAGGAAGCCCAGGAGATCTTGAACGGTTTCATAGGCTCCATGAAGTTTAATCCGAAGACGATCCTCACAACGGAGTTGCGCTTTTACGATCCAGACGCAGCCGGCACCCCGGACCTGGTGACGATGGAAACGATGGAAGACGCGACCATCTGGGATTACAAAAATTACTTCGAGATGATCAATCCCGAAACCTTCCAAGCTAAGCTCTATCCACTTCTTCTCTTCCGTCACAATCTAAATCTGAAAACCGTTCGGTTCGTGCTTGTGTTCATGCGCTACGGCAGGACCCGCGATGTCGTGTGGACTCGAGATCAGGTGCCGCTGCTTGAGAAGGTGTTGAGTGATGCGAGAGCACGGCAACGCCAGATCCACCAGATTCAAGGCCTCGCGCAGGCAATCCCAGGGAAAGCGTGCGAGTATTGCCCACTGCTGCGGACCGCACGATGCCAGGTAAATGACTGGAATCCATATGCAACAATGACGGGTCCAGAACGACTCCGATATGTGATCTATCTTCGTGCTGCGATAAAGTCAAGCAACGAGATCCTTCGCACCGCTGTTCGCTTTGCAAGCATTCAGACGGAGGACGGCAACGGCAAGTTATACGAGGCCCGCTTCGTGCCGGGAGAGAAGCGCACCCTGCCGCTGATGCCCACGCTCAAAGTGATCGAGCAACACGCGGATGAATCGGGCGAGGATCTAACCCCGAAGCTGAATGTCTCCAAGACTTCACTCGCAAGCCTGCGCAGCGCAAAGAAGCGGGTGCTCCTTGACCAGGCGCTGACAGACATCGAGACCGTGAAGGAGATCACCAGCTTCAAAATAAGCAGAATTAACCCCGAACATCCCGATGAAGAACCATGAAGGCAGGGAGCACCAAACCTGCACGAGTGAACCATGATCCTGGAGAGCACCAAAGATTAGGAGTGAAGGAAAGCAACGATGCGCATAGACAGAGTTAAACTCAAACACTTTCGCAGCCACCGTCACACGACGCTGGCACTGGAGCGAATCAACTTCATCCGAGGTCTCAACAAAAGTGGAAAAAGCGGGCTAGCCTTGGCCGTCGAGATGGCGCTATCTGGGCGCTGCGCTGTAACCGACGAGGCTGGCAAGGGATTTGAAAAGCTCATCGAGCAAGGTGCGCAGACCGCCCTTATTGCCCTTGAGTGCTCCGACGACGTTGTCATTACGCTCACACTCGATCGCACGACCGGCCGCAACTTCAAAGTACAAACCAAGGGCCACACAATCCTGGGAAAGCAGGCCCAGGAGTGGCTTGTGGAGAAGATTGCCGCCCCGGACGTTATCAACGCCACACTGAATGCGTGGCGATTCATCAGGATGAATGAGCACGAGCAGGCGTCACTGCTGGCGCGTGTGCTCCTTCCGGAGAAGCTCGAGCTGGATAAGGACGTCGTGACCTGGCTCGAAGCAAACCACCTTGCTGTGATCGAAAAGCCTTCGCTCTTCGCCACTATCGAAGCGACACACAAGTCGATCACGATGGCCAGAACCGAGGTTAACCGCAAGCTGCGTGATCTCAAGTCCATTGTTGAACCCGAGCCGTTGACCGGAAGTCGGGACACCGTGAAAGCAAAGCTCACGGAGATACAGACACAGCAGGCGGAAGTGAACCGCAAAATCACACTTCTATCGACCCGCGCAGCCGGCGCCCAGCAACAAAAGGAACAGCAACAGCGTAGTCAGTTGGAAATCGACCGCCTAGCCGGACTGGTGGCGGCCTTCCCACACCTTCTGACCGCGGCCGCCCGTAAGAAGCTGGAGGCCTCCGCGAAGCTACAGGCGCGACACGCGGAGATTCGCGCATTGCTGGTCACAGAGCGCGCCGAGCAAGCGAGCATCGAAGCCACCATCGAAAAGCTCAGCAAGCATGACGAGCAGGGCGTTTGTCCAACCTGCAAATCGCTTATTACTGAGGAGTCCCGAAAGGCAATGTATGCGCCGTACATGACACGGCTCAATGATGCGCACGCTGCCGTCCATCGCTTAGAAAAGGAACTCGCGGAAGGCGGCGATAGTGCTGGGGCCATTGCCCAGCTTGCAGCGGACACGACCGAGCGAGAACGGCAGGATGCCGTAACCACGTCTCTTACCAATCTACGCCAACAGCACAGCAACCTGTTTGAAGGGCCAGAACAGCAGCCACCGGATTTTCCAGAAACCCTCGAGGCCTTGCACGCGGACCTGGAAGCGCTGAAGGCTAGGGTAGTTCGCGGGCTGGAGGTGCTGGTAAAGATCGTCGAGCTTGAAGAAGCCCAGCGAGTCTACACGAAGCAGCTTGAAGAACGCGGTGTTGCTGAAACACGCCTGGCCGAGCTTGAGAAGCTGTTGGACTACTTCGGACAGAACGGTATCAAGGCGAAGCTCATCGCAGAGCGATTGGACCTCTTCACGGAAAGGGTCAACGCCGTGCTTGCGTGGTGGGGCTACGCGCTTGCCTTCACGATTGAGCCGTATCAGCTGCGCATCACCGAGACGGACGCCCCACACATCGTTCTCATGCCAAGCCAGCTTAGCGAGTCGGAGAGCTACAGACTCGGCGTAGCGTTCTCGATTGCAATCGCAATGTGGACCGGGCTGAAGTTTGTCATCGCAGACGCGGCTGAGATTCTCGACAAACAAGACAAGTGGAGCTTCGCCCAGGGGCTTCTTGCGTCGGACCTTGACCAGGCCATTCTGACGTCTACCGGAATCGCCGGCACCTTCGAAGCCCAGGGCACAGCTTTTTACACCTTTTCGAAAGCAGAAGGCATCACGGCTACGGAACTCGACGCCACAACCGCACTCACGACAGCGGGTGCTTGATTGGCGCTGCGAGGAACACTCACGCACCGCAAGGTGAGGCGGCTGGCGACGCTGCTGCAGATCAGCCCATGCTTCGCTCTAGGTGTTGCTGAGTCGTTGTGGCATGTGACTGCCGAGCAAGCGCCCAGCGGTGCAATCGGACGGTTAAGCAATGAGGATATCGCGATGGAAATGTTCTATGACGGCGACCCAGCAGCAATGGTAGAGGCGCTGCTGGCCGCTGGGTTGCTTGAGCCCGATCCCACACATCGGCTGATCATCCACGACTGGCACATCCACAGCGATGACGCCACAGATAACAAGCTTTCGCGAGGTGGGGAACGGTACGCAAACGGAGAGCCAACCCGTATGCGGAGGCTCTCAGACCCAGAACGCCAGAGGCTGAAGGCAAAATATCCAGAAGCCCACGAAAAGAACGGGCACGCCGTGCGCACAGAAAGCCCGGACAAGCCACTTCCTGCTCCTGCTCCTGATCCAGAGCCTGCTCCTGAGCCTGAGCCTGAGCCGGAGCCTGTTCTAAGGAAAAAGCATTCTAAGACCGAGAGAGTGTCGACGGCTGGCGCCGCCGACCCCGCCCTGTTCCAGCTAACGCCCCCAACGAAGAACAGGACGCCGACAGAGTATGCAGCTTTCTGGAACAAGGTCCGAGGCGCCCTACCAGCAGTTGAGCTACCGCTGAGCCCAGCACGCGCAGACAAGCTGCGGTCGAGGATCAGCGAGGGTTTAACACCTGCGCGATTCAAAGCCGTGCTTGACAAGATCCATAAGAGCCCTTTCTGCATGGGTGACAACGACCGACGATGGAAGGCGAACTTTGATTTCCTGATCAGGAACCAGGAGAACGTCGGCAACATCCTCAACGGCAACTACGACCAGGCAAGCAAACCAAAGCCGGTTCACGTACTGCTCACAGACGTGGAGGGCACGCGATGAACGCCACACCGTTGATCGACCAGCCGGTACCGGCACAGGTTGACCGCTGCAGGCACTGCGGCGCTGAAGTAAAGGGTCAAGGCGTCAGACGCTATGTCCATCTGTCACAGCGGGAGTATGAATTATGCGGGCGACACGCGGAGATCGAGGGCCCTGCCGAACTCATTGCGAAGAGAGACCGCCTAGCCGAGCAGCTATACAACGTCGCGACAGCCCTGCGGACGCTCACTGACAAACTCAAAGCGATTGACGCATGCGACTCACTTGCCGAGGTCTTTATAAACCGCAAACATTCACGGATGCGTCTACACCGGCCCGAACTGGAAAGACGATATTGCATCCGCAAACGCCGTGCTTAAGGCACTGGATCTGGAGGCCGCGACGCGATGAACGCCACTGATACACATCACGAATTCGTCTACCGCAGTGACTTCGATCAATGCAGCGTGTGCGGGGGCACACATGGTAAAGATCCATTCGCAATCGAAGACCAGCGGGACGCGCTGCGTATAGCGCTGGACAGTCTGACAGCAAAGCTTATGGCGATTGACGCAAGCGAGTCGCTGAACGCTGTCTTTGCCATCGCTCGCGTTCACGGGTGCAAATACACGGGGCCGAACTGGAATGAAGCCCTGGCCGTGGCTCTCGCTGTACTGGCGGCTTCCCGATGAACGAGCAGGCCTTCGAGCGCAGCCGTCCCGCAAGTATCGAAGCGGAGAAGTCCATCCTCGGCGCCGTTCTGCTCGACGGGGTCAGCGCCTATAATCAGGCTGACCAGATTTCCTATAACGATTTCTATCTAGACTCACACAAGCGCATTTTTGCGCGCATGGCTGAGCTTGCTGCTGACGGCCGTGCGATAGACATCGTGACGCTCACAGACGCCCTGCAAAGCCACCAGGAGGTTGACGCGGTTGGCGGCAGGCCGTACCTGTTCTCGCTGACCGAATGCCTGCCGCGGCGTCCGTCGATTGAAGAGTACGTGCGCATCGTCAAGGAAAAGGCACAGGCCAGGGCGCTGATCACCGTCTGCTATTCCGCTATCGCGATGGCGGAGGAGCAAAGCGTCACCGTAGAGTCCCTGCTGACCGACACGGACACCAGGCTGATGCATATCAGCGCGGACACCACTGCGGACATTGAACCGCTCGCGCAAACGTCACAGCGTGAGTTCGCAAAGCTACTCCAGGAGCGTGAGGACGAGCGCCCGTTTCTTGGACTGCCCACAGGCCTGCACTCGCTCGACAGCCACATCGGCGGGTGGGTCGAGGGGGAACTCGCGGTCCTGGGCGGCCGCCCTGGGCAGGGGAAATCATCGGCGCTTGTGCAAACCTTGATTCGCCTCGGGCTCGACAAGGTGCCGGCACACTGCTTCGCGCTGGAGATGACCAAGGAGCAGATGTTGCGTCGTCTGTGGGCCGGTGTGGCGTCGTTGCGCTTTGGATGGCTCCGCACTCCGCGACTGCTCCCATCGTCGGAGCTAGCCATCCTGCGGGCAGCAGAGGAGCAGGTGTCACGCTTCCCGCTCATCATTGACGACGACACGAACCTCACGGCGCCGCAGATCTGCTCGAGGGCACGCATCTCCAAGCGGAAGAACGGCACCCGGTTCGTCGGCGTGGACTATCTGCAGAAGATGAACTTCGGCGCCGTCGACAGTCGCAACGTCGCTGTTACAGATGGCTGCGTGAAGATGGCGAACCTGGCCAAAGAAGACCACCTGGCCGTGCTGGTGCTCAGCTCGTTGACCGAGAAGACAGGGCGCGGCCGCAACATGATGCCGACGCTCGCTGACCTTCGCCAGTCCGGAGACATCCAGTACGAAGCCTCCACGGTCGTGTTGATTCATCGCGAGATCGATGACAACAGCGAAAAGATTCTGCCTGACGGTCACATGGTGATCGCCAAGCAGCGCAACGGCGAAACCGGCAAGCTGGCCGTTCATTACACAACGAGCTTGATGTTTGAATCGGGCGGAGCCGTGAAGGTTCCGCAGGGCCCACAGCAGTATTCGCTCCAGCAGGAGCGGGATCCGGAGTTTTACTAAATTGGGAGAAGCTGCGCGAAATGAGACCCCATCCCGAGCCTCATTTCGGGCAACTTAGACGCGATGGACCGCAAGCTAAGCAGCCCAGAGGCACAAGAGCGCAGCAAACGCATTGAAGAGATCGCCAAGTGGACTGAGCCTGAGCCAACAGACGACGCCGTATGATCTCCAAACACGATTTCGACGAGATAACCGCGACCAAGCGCCGCTCGATGGCCGCGCGCCTAAAGCCGAAGTATTGGAAGACTGGCAAGCGCGCCGGCAAGCTGCGCAGACCTGGGCGCGAGCTCCCGTTTAGCCTGGCAGAGTTCCGCGCCTGGGCGATGGAGAAGGTGGGCCTGGGAACCGTGCGTTGCCACTACTGCCCGCGCCCAGTAGATGTCATCAGCTTCGAGCCCGATCACTATAACCCGTTGGATCTGGGCGGCAGCGCCGATCTGGACAACCTCGTCGTTAGCTGCGCGGACTGCAACAAAATGAAAGATGCGATGCCGCCGCATGACTTTATCGCGCTAATGAAGTTCGTCGAAGAGAAGCTCTCACGGGTGGGCGCGGCCAACGTCACAAAGCGGCTGCGCGCCGGCGCCATGGGGATCAAGAACAGGCACTTTCCCGACGAGCCGAAGGGAGCAGTAAAGCAGTTGCGCGCGCCGCCAGTTCCGACGACGCGAGAAATGGACTTTTTTTAGCCAGCATGGCGGAGAGCACCCATGAAGGAGAGCGAGCCAAATCTGACGGGAGTACCAGTGAGTTCGAGCGAGTCAGTTTCTTGTGAGGGCACCAAAGAACCAGCGCGCAGCCATACAAGCAAGCGAGCACCACATGGACACGAGCGCAGCCACGATCCCGAAGAGCACCAGAGCCACTGAGCGCAGCCACAACCAGCGAGAGCGCCCGAGTATGCGAGCCGAAAGCCAAGATAGTTGTGAGTACCATGTTTCCAGAGCGAGCCACAACCGACGAGAGCGCCCGAGGATGCGAGCGCAGCCATTTGTAATGTGGGTACCACAGTGAGGGAGCGTTAGTCATTCACAGCGGGAGCACCAATTTATGAAGAGCGGAGCCACAATCCAGGAGAGCGCCATACAACGTGAGCCAAGCCATTCCGTGCGGGAGTGCCAGAGTGAGTGAGCGTCAGTCAGCCATATCATCGGGGAGCACCAAATCGCCGGAGCGAGCCAAATCCAGCGACAGTTACAAAGCGAGCGAGCGACAGCCACAATGAAGGACAGCAAAAGGGTAATCTGAGCGAAGCCAGAACAGAAGAGAGCACCATCGTTCACGAGCGAGCCATACCAGTTGCGAGCACCAGCATGCCCGAGCGAGCCAGGGCAACGAAGAGCGCCATCAAGGAAGAGCGAGCCCGATATGACGGGAGTACCAAGATCAGCGAGCGAGCCATATTTGCCGCGAGCACCAAGATCAATGAGCGGACCAAATGAAGAGACAGAAGCCACGATGTAAGACCCGAAGTGGCGAGCAGATTTGTTGATCGAGCACTGGAAGGCTTTGTAGAACAACCCAAAGCGAAGCTGCCGAAACTCACAGTAAGGCCACGGAGGAAGTGAGACCGATATGGCGGAATTGATTTTGGCTAGGATTCAACGGTGCCGATATTGTGGGCGAGAGATGACCTGTACGGCGCTTGAGCAAAAAGAGAATCCATTTTGCGCGATTTGCTTGCCTGAACGTGTTGCCAAAACATCCTCACGAGACGGTATTCATTGGAGGACTGAAGGCAACTACGTTATTCCAGAAGCGCCTCGAAAACGTCTTCCAAATGCGCATAAGCGTCAGCACCAGGCAACCTGAGCAAGCCACGATACTTTAGAGCACCAGGACGGATGAGCGGTAACCACACAAGGAGAATGACACCATGACCGAACTTGTTTTAGAGCCTCTGCAGCGTCTTACAAAAGACCTTGCAAACGCGTCCACAACGTTGTCAGTTCGCGAGGCTCGATACCTTGTGGATGCTTACTACATGCTTCAAGAAAACCGCATCTCCGCGGACCACCAGGTGCGAACGCTGAACGCTGGCAACGAGCCACACCAGGTGATCGAGTGGCTTGCCGACCAGAACGAGGGCCTGGAGAATCAAATTAAGCGTGCGCTCGACAAGTGGACCGACGCGAACGCGATCAGCCGGTGGGCCAAGAGCATCTGCGGAATTGGGCCCGTCATCAGCGCCGGGCTTCTGGCTCACATCGACATTGAGAAGTGCCCGACCGTTGGCCACATTTGGAGCTTCGCAGGCCTCGACCCGACAAAGAAGTGGCTGAAGGGTGAGAAGCGTCCTTACAACGCTTCGCTGAAAACGCTCACGGCGTTCAAGCTGGGCGAGAGCTTCGTCAAGGTGCAGAGCAATGAGAACGATGTGTACGGAAAGGTCTACGTCGCCCGCAAGGGTATTGAGCAGCAGCGTAACGACGCGCTGATGTTTGCTGAGCAGGCAAAGGTTGGGCTTGAGAGAGTAAAGAAGACCACCGATGCCTACAAGCATTACAAAGAGGGAAAGCTACCGCCAGCGCAGATCCACGCACGGGCTCGCCGCTACGCCGTGAAGCTGTTCCTTGCTCACTATCAGGCGGCCGCATACTTCGACCGCTTTCAGATGATGCCCCCGTTCCCATACCCGTTCACGCACCTTCTTAACCACGTTCACTTCCTCGCGCCGCCGAACTGCGAGCTGATCGACGGCATGCCGGCTGCGCTTGCACTTTACGAGCGTGAATTACTAGCCACCATCACGGAGCGCACCAAAACGGCAGAGCGGCGGCCTGACATGCCTGAAACCACGTTGCTCGAAGGGTAAACAGCCAACGTAAACGAACGCACCAGAGCTCACGAGCGCAGCCATCAACGAAGAGAGCACCAAAAACAAAGAGCGCAAAAGCCAACTCGATAGGGAGCGCCACAGGACTTGAGCGTTAGCCAGAAGAAACGGGAGCACCATGAAACGAGAGCGCCATTGACCGCGAGCTACTTCGATAACGAACACACGCACGTCTAACCGAACGAAAGGACACCGGGTAAATGAGAGCAGAAGAGACGTTCTTCAGAGGCTATCGCCGCGAGACCATCATCGATGGCGCAACCATTTTATGTAACGCAGCAGGGGAGAAACGCCTCAAGCTGTCGATGCGCTTACCACTGTCTGGAGATCAACTCGTGGGCATGCCGTCCTGGGTTGGCGAGCCTTTCGCAGACATCGCCAAACCTGAATATGCGGTGAAATCCATCAGCAGCACCAAGGAACTCGATCCGATGCTGTTGCACGTCTTCGGGCTGCCTCCAGGCGAGAAGAAGGACGAGAAGGAGCTGATTACATTCGGCGCCGTGCGGATGTGCTCATTCAAGATCGAGCGCGACTCCGAAGAGGAACATCCGCCAATTTCTCTAACCTTCACGGCCTATCTACCACGCACGGGACGCTACCTCAAGTTCGCGGACGACAATTTCAATACCTCGATCTTCATCCTGTACGAGGCCGGTCAGCCAAGCCTGCTCGACGAAAACCCGAACGTGCAAGCGACTGACCCAGGTCCAGAGACGTCGAAGCCGGCGAAACCAAACGGAGCGACAACAATACCGCCTCATGATGAGTTCGAAAAGGACCGGGCGGCCGCCGCGGACCCTGGGCTCGATCCAGAGTTCGACTTGAAGCCGGCGAAGCCAAAGGAAAAGCCTGTTGCGGTCCCGAAAAAGGGCAAGGGCGGAAAGACGGAGGAGACCAAGCGCGTCGATGGCTACGGCAAGCCTCTCGCTTCGGCTGTCCAGTAACCACACGCGAGTCAACCATCTTTGTCGCGAGCACCACTGAAGCCGAGTGAACCAATCTAGCCGAGAGCACCAGCTTGGTATGAGTGAACCATCCAAGGTGAAAGCACCAACGCTGCCGAGTGAGCCATGAACCGAGAGAGTGCCATAGGAATCGAGCAAAGCGTGAGACTTGCAGCGTACCTGGCAAAGATCGCAAAGGAGAGTAAGCATGACGGTGTCCAGGACAAAGAAACGTAGCAGCTTCAACATCGACTGTCGCGGCGCAGTTGATCCATCGGCCGCCGAGCGGGCACTTCGCAAGGAGCTCGCCGCCATAGACAGGGACCGTGAGTGGGTCGCAAGCGAGCGTTCAGATGCCGCGGAGGAGGCTCTCATCCGTGAGTTTCATTACCACATGCTGCGAGCAGAGGAGCTGCGCAACTTTCTTCGTGGTTGCGGGATCTCGCTGGCCGGGGATCACTGAGATTTATCGGGATCGGCTTCACCCCTTTGTGAATTGAGGTGGAATGATATTAGGCTCAAGTGCTAATAGAATTACAGACGCGCCGCGCCTTTACGTGTGGGGGCCGCTTAGCCGCACTTGGATGCCGGTCGTGTTATTGGACCTTGATACCTACGAGAGTGAGCGTGCAGAGTATCGCGAGAATGGGATTTGCACTTGCTGGGTGAAAGACGCTCAACCGTGAACATACACTTTTCTAATTGGAATGCCGGCAAGGTGTTTGGCTGCGCACAGGTGGTCATCGCGGTGGGCGCCAGTGTCGGGTACTTTTACGCACGCGATCTTAGGCGCGGCTTTTACTGGATGTTCGTCGCTTGCGTTGAGGCTACAATCTCATGGTGAGCGATGACACCGTGCATGGGTTCGATGACGATGAGGGCGAGATGTCCCTCGCCGAGTTAGAGGAATATGTTGAATGGCTGCCAATGATGAAGATGGGGATAGCGCCTTCTCGCTCCTCCAAGAAGATTGGCCGAACTGCTCGGTTCCAGACTGCGAGAACAAATCGTGTTTGCGGCTGAACTCACGGCTTGGTGATCTCGCCCTGGGTTAAGGTATCCACATGATCGACGTTGACGTTTTGCTGCTTCGCCTCGGCCTTAGTGAGCGCTGTCAGGCCGCCGCCTACGATGCCGGCGCCGATAGCATCGGTGAGCCCGTAGTGCTTGCAGATTATCGCCATGACGCAGCCCGTCACCACGAACAGAAACGCCCAGCACTGATCTGTCATCCACTGTTTTTTCATGCTGTGTTTATCGGCTCAATCTCGTAGATACCAGACGTCACCGGGCAGATGAAGCGTTGTTCCTCGTCAAGGAACAAGGGAAGAACATTCGCTATCACTCCACCGGAAGCGCGCACGACGTCATCGAGCACGACAGCGATGGACCGGCCGTTCGCGGAAGCGATACCTATCTTCCCAAGGGTCCAGGCGGTGTCACCGAACAGGCGAACGCGCACACGGTCTCCCCCTTTGAATATCATTGGGTGCTCCCGGAGTGAAACGCATGACAGTAGCCGCAATAGCGGTTCCTGATATCACCACGGTTGAAGCTGGTGCGCCCGCAGCGCGGGCAGGTGATCGACGGGATCGTGTCCGCGCCGGTCGGAACCTCGTAGGGAATGAACCTTGGATCGCTCGATATGACGTGATTGGTTAGCTCGACCATCCTCGGATACAGCGGCGGAAAATCCATCTGTGCAGCTGCCGTCGCAAAGCCCAGAGCCATCATGAGCAGCACGGCGTCATCGTCGTCAAGCGTAAAGGTCAGCGGCATAATATTCCTCGGTTATTCTTGAGCAGCCGGTTGCACCGCGCCATTGTTCACCCGCCACAGCTCGACTGCGAGAGCAGCCGCCTGCCGGCGCGTTAGGCCTGGATCGTCTGTTTCCGTTGCCCCAGGCACATAGCAGGAGCAACGGCGCTGGACATGCGCCGCGCTACCAATAACCCCGCGTAGGTGGCACTCTAAGTGCTGCACCACATAGAAACCGCCGTCTATCTCCAGCACCCCTGAAGTAACCTCACATCGCCACCGCCCGTCTGGAGTCATGGTGCGGATCGCAAAGCCAGTATCTTGGACATCGATAGATTCCACGCACCAGCTACAGACCTTGCCAACAGGGGTTGGCAACCAACGAAAGTCCGGATGCCGCTCAGGCCCAAAGCTGTAATTCACGATTGGCCTCCGTCGCTCAACCTGACCCAGAAGTCAATCCCAGGCGCCGGGTGAAGCTGGCGGCCGTCAACAGAGTGGAACACTAGCCAGTCGCCGCCGTCGCATATACGCACCTCCCGGCCCCTGGCCACCGCACCATCGCTAAGTTGCTTGGCGGCCGCGACCGTGATCTCCTCGTCTGGATACCGGATCGTGTAATTGAACCACTGGCCGCCGCTGTGATACCCATCCTCGTCGAGGATGTACAGCTTGAAGGGTCCGCTGGTGTCGGTGGAGTACAGCAACTCTGTTAGCTCAGGCATGGACGTTTCCACCTTTCTCACAATTCAATGCCATGATCCCTTTGCCGAGTCGGACGTTTCTCATGACGTACTCCCTTTCGCTGGCAAGTGATTCCGAGACGGGCGTTTTCTTGTTCCGTAAGGCACGCTCTTACCGCGGCTTCGCATTCGCTTTCGTTTCCGTCGTCGGTCACGTCGAGCACAATGTCCATCTTCTCAATCTGAGGATTGTTCATTAGCATGCCGCGCAGTTCACGCGCCATCAGCTCAGGCGTAAAGTCGGTCTGCTCCGTGTAGATGAGGCAACTCATGCTTTCAGGCAGGCTGAGGATGTAGCAGTGGAACGGAAGCCCGTCGCGCATGCATCGTCGCGCGCGGTGGTTGCCGTCGATGAGACAGACGCCGCCCAGGCGCTGACCGAGAATGCCGGGAACTGTCGGGTCAACGTGGTCCAGATGCTCTGGGCAGTGCTCCTCGTTGACCGCCAGCAGTCGCTCCATCATCCAGTCGGGCACGACCTGGCTAACATGGCGGCCGTCTCCGACAGCGCTTCGCGCCTGCTGCACGTCGAAGAGATACTCGCCCAGTTCGCCCTTGACGATGTAAACCTGCCTGCCGCCGTCTTGGATTTCGCGGCACCGTGCGCAGTCAGGTGTACTCATGGCTGCTCCCGCTTCACTGGTGGCGGAGGTGCAGGCGGCGGCGGTGGGAGCGGCCTTGTAAGCGGAGGCCAGCCTGTGCCCTCGTAATCGAGATTCTTAAACATGGCTCTGGATCGCCTTAACTTCTCGAAACGACGCACGACAGCCCCCATCGCGAACCCGCCCACGCCGCACAATAACCCAGGCCAATAGGAGGATGCCCTGATGACTATTCCGTTCGCCTTAAGAATCCACACGGTAAAATCGACAACCGTGTATACCACGCAGAAGCCGCACAGCGCCCACCAGATGCGCTCCTTCATAGCTCACCTTTGAGTAGGTTAATCACGATTCCGAGATTGGATCGGATGTCCTCGACCGGAAGAAACTTACCCATGCGACCGAGCACCCTGGCCTTCTTCTCATTATCATCACCGGCGTTGAGATAGAAGCGCTCGAAGCGTCCTGCGATTTGTATTCCTCGCGCCATGCTCTCTGTTTCTAAACGGACCCATCCCAGTTCCTTGATAGGTGACTCATGCGACCAAAGATGGCCACAGTCAAAGCCGTAGGTGACTGACCCATCTGCCCATTCTTGAAAGAACGTTATGCCGCCATGGACAGGCACGTATGTGTAGATCCCCTCACGCCCTGGGAGAACACCGGGCAACTTAGGGAACCGGGCGTAGCCGTTCCATCGGCCATGGGTCTTGCTGTGATCCCGCATAAGTACACCGGCCGCGTATGCTTCTTTGAACTCAGCCCAGGCTGGCGATTCACAGATGTATAGATCCACTTCATTCTTTTGCCAGTGCTCGGCGGCGCCGGCAGCGATGAAGTCCACGTCTACAACGGCGCGGGTGCGCGCTTCTATGCGGCGCGCCAAGCGGTCGATGATCTCGTTTATCTCAGGCAGGAATGACTCATCCGTCATCGTCATCACCCTCAAGAAAGCCTAGCTCCACCAGCAGCACGTCGCCCACAATATAATCAGCTGAACGGTAGCGGTAGAGTGCGGTGGCAAAGAGGTTCGTCTTTAGTCCTTTTAGCTTTCCCTCTTCATTCAGGATCATCACCAGTTCCCCATTCGTTCGCGCCATTTCTATGTAGCCACCGACTATTGCTTGCAGCTCCGGCAGCGTGAACATCTTGCCGTTGGCTGGCATCACATACTCGATCCGCCCGTCCGCGTGCAAAATGCGCGGCACACTTGGCGGTTCGTCTGTCACTGCTCCCTCAAGGCAATGCCTATCTCGATGCCCAGGGTGATCGCGGACGCCAACGCCGCTTGTATGGCCGTCTTTCCCAGTAACAGCTCGCCGGTCAGCATCTCGATGTACTCGATGAACTCCTTAGACTCACCGCAGACGTAGGCGAACCGTTCACGGTCGAACTGCAACTGCGCCTGGCGCCCGATAGCGCGATCAATGGCGGCCGTGGTTACGGTATCGAGCATCATAGAAACCCATCCAACGACGACACCAACGCCTAAACGCGAGAGAGCGCACATCTCTCGGGTGGCGGCGCGTGGTCGGGGAAATGGGCGGCCGGTTTTAGCCGTTGGTGCTGGGATTGCGACTTTCCAGGAAGTCCGTTATTGCCCGAACGATTACGCCGTTCCTTGGCTGGAACAGCTTCTCCGCTTCCTCGTCAATCTTGGCCACCAAATCTGCAGGTAGCCGAAGCTTGATGGCGTGCGCGCTCGGGGACTTCGTTGGAATCTTAGCCACATCGCCAATGTTAAGGCGCGTGTCCCTGCAGGGCAACAGACTACCCCTGTCCCTGAGTTGGTATGATACACACATTGTGCCCCTTTTGGCCCCACATTAAACCCCCTTAATGATGTCAAATAGACCCCTTATTGGGGTAGACTGATTTTTTCGCAACAGTAGGTCACCTTTGATGGCACGCAAACCACAGTGAAACGCATGAAACACCCATAAGGAGGTCCTCAGAGCACCCCAATGAGTCCCCAACCGCAAGTCAGACTCCGCTTTCAATGCTCCATTTGCCCAGACCGTTTCGCGGGTGAACGAGGGCTGAACATCCACGTAGCAAGGATGCATCGCAATTCACAACCAGCCACACCGTCCACGGAACTCACACTCGTCTGCAGAGAGTGCGGCCAAGACGACTTCAAGAGCCCCGCGCACCTCGGCAGACACCGCCGCTTCAAGCACCACATATCAGGCACTGCCCATCAGAAAAAATCATCAACAAGTCTGGAGACTGTCCCCAATCATGAGAGCGCAACTAGCACGCAAACCAACGGCACCGACCCCGCCCAGCAGTACTCGTCACCCGCTTCAGTTTCCGCAGCCCTTTCCGCAGTCGCTCACGCGCTTGCAATCGGGTCTGTCAAAGAGTTCCTACGCCATTTTGCGGAAGAGCATGGCTACATTACAAAGCAGTTCACCAGGGAATGCGCTGAGCTACTTCTTCGTGAAACGCGTCGGTAGGCACGCCGGTGTGAGCATTCTCTGTCCACATTGCGGGGAGCCTCCTCCGCGGAGTGTCCACCCTTGGAATCGATGGCGTTGGCTCGCCATGCATGAAGTAGACGCCCACCACAGACCGCGACCGCAATGACTGCTGATGGCGATACCTTGAGGAGACTGACCGCCGAGCAGCGAGACGCAAGCGAACGGCTCCGCGCCGATATTGTGACGCGAGCCGTTGCGTCTGCCGAGCACATCATTCTGCGCGACACAGACGGCAGCGTCGAAAGCCTGCTGTGGCTGACGATGGAGATGGCTCGGATCTATCAGGAGAAGGCCATGATGATGGTCAACAGTGCGCTGCTGCGGAAGGAACTGCTTGGTACTGGGCTATGACTGACGAGCGCTCTATTGACGAGGCTAGAAAGTTCATTCGCGAGAACAGTCTTCCGGTGACCTCGGAAACCCAGGTCGATTACATCGTTGGCAGCGTGCTTGAAGTACAAGGGTCTCAGCCGTTTCCCTGCGAGCGCTGCGGGCAACGAGTGTATCTCTCAGATGGAATGAAAATGATGAAGCAGAGCCCAGGGGCGCAAGTGGTGTGCCTTGAATGCGTGGTGAAGCTGGCGGAGAAGGAAACATGATCTGCACCATGATCGACGTCGAGAAAATTAACCAGACGTTTCTGATCGTTATCATTGAGCCAAGCAACTTCGAACGGATGCGCAAGGCCGATCCGATTACGCTGGAAGCCGTGGCCCGCGGCGGCGCTCTCCCGACACCTAAGTTCCCAACAAACATGAGCATGATCGTCGCCTATGAAGAAGACGACGTTGAACTATATCGTTTGTGCAGGTCTGGGACCGCGACTCT